TGAACGAGGCGCTTCGCGATCGTCCCCAGCGACAGACCCGAGTACGTGACCGCCCACCTCGCCCACGCCGACGCCACGTCAGCACCCATCACCACCCGGTGGTCGAACAGGGTCCACAGGCCCTTCGCTGTCACCGTGAGCCGGCCGGACGCGTGGTCGTAGTCCCACGCCCAGATCGGCCCGGCCTCGATCACCTCGTCGCCGTCCAGGACCGCCAGGAAGCACCTGACAGGCTCGAGCGCCGCCAGGAACTCCGCGCGCAGCCCGTCGCCGGGCTTCCACACGGGGCGGGCTTCCTGCGGCCACGTCGACTCCGACGGCCACACGTTCGGGCCCGGGTACAGGCCGCCCACGAACTTCCGCTCCAGCGGGGTGAAGTCGTCCGCCCGCAGGGGGATGGTCACTTGGATGTCACCCGGGCCGCGGTGCACCACCGACCACGACGCATCCGCCACCGGGATACGCGTGATCCGACGACCGGTGCGAACCTCCCCGGCCACGATGAAACGAGCCACGACGTCAGCCCGCGCAGGTCACACGAAGCGTCGACGTGTTCCCCGACCCACCCGAGTACGTGATGATGCCCGACCCCGACGTGCGTGACCCGTGCACACCTACCGTCACCTGACCGTTCGACCCCGCCGTCAGCGTGCCCACCACACGCACCTGCTCCACCGAACTGTCCGCCACGCAGTCCACGATCCTCGTCGCCAGGACCGTGCCCGTGCCCACCGTGATGCCGCTGCCGGCGGCCCACCGCAACCGTGTCGTGGCCCGCGGGGACAGGTTCGACTGTCGGTACACCGACCCGTCGAACTCGACCCGGTACTTCCGCCCCGCCTGCGCCGTGAACGACACCGCGACCACGATCTGGTCCGTCCCCGCACAGTCCACGTTGCCCGACTGCGACACGACCGCGACCTCCACACCCGGGGTGTGCGGGCCCGGGGGAGGCTGCACCAAGGTAGCGACCGCCGCCGACTGGGTGATCGTGTTCCCCGCCGACGCCGTAGATGTCGCCGCCGACGTCATCGTGTTTCGGGCCAGCTCGATCGCACGCGGCGGCAGCGACGGGGCCACCGGAGACGACGCCGGGGTGCCCTTCGCGACCGCCACGACCGGCTCAGAGTCCGTGTCGCCGTTCTCCGACGCCGACGGATGCACCGCGTACACCACATCGATCCGCGACAGGCCAGCAGCCGGCGCCGGGTCCGTGCCCACCTCGAGCGGGCCGTCGTTGCCCCACAGGTGCAGGCCACCACCCGAACCGCCCGGCGTCGCCCACGTCCCCGCGTTCACCTGGTACGCGAACGACGCCGTGCCCTGCACCAGCGGCGACGACGAACCCGGCAGCACACCAGGACCCGTCAACAGGCCCGCGATGCCCTTCCGCACCTCAGCCGCGACCGTGCCACGCGTCGCATCCCGGCGTGCACCCAGCGAACGGAACAGAGCCATGAGGAAGTCCTCTCCTACCAGTACGCCGGACGCAGGGACGCGCGCAGCACAGCCGCCGTGACCTCGCCACGCGGAACGAACGCGAACTCAGCCGACTCGCCCGGGCCAACACCCATCGGGTCCTGCCACGTCAGAGTCCGGTCAGACACCCCATCCATCAGCGCCACACCCGACGCCGTGTCGATCACGAACACCGACCCCGCCGGGACCGCGCCGTCGAACACCAGGCGCTCACCCGTACCGACCCGCACCACCTCGAACCCAGGCGCCGGGCCAGTCACCTCGAACTGCGGGTACGACGTCGCCGTACCCGGGTTCTCGAGGGCCACGACACCGGACGTCGACGGGGGGCCGTAATCCAACCACCCCACGTCGTTGCCGTCCTCGTCCTCGTACAGCGGGTACACCAGGCCACCGACGAGCTCGGGGAAACCCGTCGACACCGACACCAGGTCGCCGTAACGCAGCGGGTCGGGGGCGTACAACGGGAACTGGTACCGCACCGTCGTCGAGCCCCGCACCCAGTCCACCGTCGGCTCCGCACCCAGACGGACCTGCGCCGACAAGGTGCCCTCGTCGGCGTCGACCACCTCCAGCTCGCCGAACTGCCCGTCAGCCAGGACAGCCGCCAGGACGCGAACCGCCGACGCGGCAACAGCCCGGGAGGGGCACAGAACCGCACCCTCCACGATCGTCAGCCGGCCGTCACGCCACGCCCGCTCGGCGAACGTCCCATGAGCACCAGGGCGCTCCTGCCGCTCACCCCGAACCGACACACCGCCATGCCACCCCTGGATGCGGGACAGCACCCACTGGGTGCCGTCCGGGTCGACAACAGCCGGGGAGCCGAACGTGACACCACCGAAACTCACCGTCGTCGCCACTACCCACCCACCATCGCCAGCTCGAGCTTCGCGCCCGTCAGCCGCTCGACCTCACCCTTGGTCATCCCGTAGATGTGGTTCGTCTGCTGCACAGCCGGCCCGGCGTGGCCGCCCGACTCAGGGAGCCCGTAGGCCACCGCAGGGGCCGGGGCGGACACCGCGATCGCCCCCGACACCCGGTTCAGGGTCGCCTTGAGCGCCGGGATCTCCTCCTCGATCCCGGTCCGCAGGCCGTCCATGATCCACCCGCCGGCGGGTCGCAGCAGGGCTAGGTCGTAAGCCTTCGGGCCCTTGTGATCCGCGATCCACGACCCGATGCCGGTCACGAAGTTCTTGACGTCGTCGAACTTGTCGGTGATCCCGCGCAGGAACCCGGCCATGATGCGCTTGCCTGCGTCCAGGAGGAGCGTGCCGACGTTCCCCAGGGCGTCGACGATCCGGCCTGGGATGCCCTTCACGAAGTCGACCACGGCGTTGAACCCGCGAGTGGCGCCGTCCTTGATGGAGTCCCAGTGCTTGATGAGCAGGCCGGGCAGGGTCCAGTTCAGGAAGAGGTTGAGGATCTTCTGGGGGACGCCCTTGATCCAGTTGACGATTCCCGTCCAGATCCCTTCGGCGGTGGACTTGATCGACGTCCACAGGCCAGACAGGAAGGCCGCGATCTCCTCACCCTTGGTGGTGAACCAGTCCCCGATCGACGCGAACAGGTCCTTCACCCACTGGACGGCACCCGCCCACACGTCGGAGATCCACGCGACGACCTTGTCCCAGTTCGCGATCAGCAGGACAAGGCCCGCGATGAGGGCCATGATCCCCACGACGATCCACGTGATCGGGTTCGCCAGCAGCGCCACCGTCGTCGCCCAGATCGGGGCCACCAGGGCGACGAATGCGCCCACCAGGGCCACGCCGATCAGGCCGACGATGACGCCCAGCGCCCACTCGTTCTCACCCAACCAGTCGGCAAACGCGTTGAAGTACGGCATCGCGGACTGGAGGGCGTCGCCGAGGGCGCCGAACACCTTCGAGCCCAGCGGCTCGAGCGCGGCTGAGGCGTTGTTCTTGACGATCTGCCACTTCTCGGCGAAGTCCTGCGTGTCCTGGCCGACGCCCAGGATCGTGTCCGCGGTGATCCCGCCCACCGCCGCCATGTCGTCCAGAGCGAGCGCGCCGTCCTGCACCGCACCGATGAACTGCGTCGCGTTCCGGGTGCCGAACACCTTCCCCGCGAGGTCGATCGCCGCAGCCTTGTCGCCCGCGTCGAGGAAGCCCTCGATCTCGCCCACCGTGCGCTGGAACGCGTCGGCGGGCTCCTCGCCGTCCTTCGCCAGCCGCACCAGGCCCATCGACAGACCCGCCATCATCCCGGACGCGTTCAGACCCGCCTTGTCCAGGTTCCCTGCCAGCGCCGCGGTCTCGTCGAAGCTGAACCCGAGGTTCTGCATCACCGGGGCGGCGCTCTTGACGCTCCCGGCGAGGTCGTTGATCCCGATGCCCGTGGCCTGGGACACCTGGAACAGCCGGTCCATCGCCTGCTCGACGTCGGCCCCCTCGATCCCGAAGGCGTTGAACGCGGCCGTCGTCTTGGCGATGTCGACGTCCTCGCCGAGGATGCGCCCGGCCTCCAGGTACTGCGACGCGACCGTCTCCAACGTCGGCCCCGTCAGCCCGAGCCGGGTGTTCAGGTCCGCGACCGCGGTCCCGATGTCCCCAATCTCGGCCGGGACGGTCTTGGCGACGTTCTTGACCGAGCCGACCAGCCCGTCCAGGGCGTCGCCCGTCGCGCCCGTGCCGGTGCGGATCGTGTCGGTGACGTCGTCCCACGTCTCCCCGATGCCGTACAGGCCCTTGGCGGCCAGCGCCACACCAGCGAACAGGGCCGCCGGCCCCAGGTGCTTGAGCAGGGACGCCTTCATGGCCGTGCCGGACGCCGCCCCAGCCGTCGCGCCCGCCGACGTGGCAGCAGGGGTCAGCTGGGACGCGATCGCGCCCTGGGCGCCCTGCATCGACGGGATGAGGGACACGTAGGCGGTGGCCAGCTCGACGGCCAAGGCGACCACCGCCCCTCTGTGTTGTTGTCACGCAGCCCCGGACCACCAGGCGTCGAAGTCCTTGATGGGGATCGGGTCCTTGCCGAAGGTCTTCGTCTCTGACTTCGCACCCGGGCGGGGGATCGGCTTCGGTCGCGGCGCGTGCGCCTTGCCCTGGCGCTGCCAGTTCGCGACCTCCAACGAGTCAGCGGCGCGCGCCACCAACTGCTCCAGCAACCCCCACTGGGCGTCCTCACCGGCGACCGCGCGCACCAACGCGGACGTGCGGGGCAGGTTGTTGACGATGACCCACAGGTCCCGCCAGTTCAGGCGTTCCGTGCCGAGGTCGTCGAGCCGGAGACCGAGGGTGATGAGGTCGTACTCGACGGCCTCCCCGTACTCGTCTAGGAGCCGGAGGAGGCCTTCGATTCCCCCGCCGTCACACCCGAGTCCTTCTGCCACGCCTCGATCAGCGCGTTGCACTCCTCCTGGCCGAGGTCGTCGATGATCGCCAGGGTGGCCTCGTCGGCGACCGCCTCGACGGCGGTGAAGATCTGGTCCACGGGCGACAGCTTGCGGATGCTGCGGATGAGCCCCGCCTTGAGGTTCTTGTACTTGGGCAGCACCACCTCGGTGCCGCCCTCGGTGGTGTAGTGGAACTTCTCGGTAGCCATGTGCGGAGACCCTTCTCAGAGCGTGCGGAGACCGTGGGCACAGCAGCGGGCGGGGGCCGGTCTCCGCACGAGGAACCCCCGCCCGCTGGTCGAGGACGTCAGGCGGCGGTCACGCCGTCGTCGGTGTAGATGTAGATCGAGTTGCCGTCGGCGTCGGGGTAGGTCGCGAGCGTCACCGGGAGGGTGATCGCACCGGACTTCACGAACGAGATCTCGCCCGTCTCGGTGACCTGCCCGTCGGGCACCACGATCAGGACACGGTTCAGACCGTCCTTGATCTTGAACACCCAGGACTTGCGGGGCATCTCGTGGGCGCCGATCTGCACCTCGATCTGCTTGCCGTGCGTCCCGTCGGCGGGCGTGACGAACACGTGGTCGTCGCCGAACGCGTTGGCGAGGGAGTCCTCGTTGACCTCCAGGTGCGCCCAGTTGAGCGTCCCGTTGAAGGACTCGAGGATGCGGCGCACCAGGGCGCCCGACCAGTCCGTGATGTCCGTGGTCGACCGCTCCGGGGTGAGCGTCAGCCCGTCCGAGGACACGTACCCGGAGTCGGTGAACTCCGGGTCCGGGGTGTCGACGGCGGACGTCGGCAGCGTGGTGCCCACCGGTGCGGACAGGATGGCTCCGGTGGTGGCCTGATCCGGCGCACCCACCAGGACGTTCTTGGCTGCAACAGCCATAGCGATGCCCCTCTCAGGCGGTTTGCGGAGACCGTGGAGGGTTGGGTGGTGCTATGCGGCGGTACCGCGCACCGCGACGGAGAACGTCGCGGAGTATCGGGAGAGCGTTGGGGCGTCCGGGTCGGGGTCCAGGTACGGGCCGGAGAACTCCACGACCTCGTAGACGGGCACCTCGCCCATGACCCCGGCCCGCTCGGCAGCGTTGATCAGACCTCGGACCACGGCCGCGAGGTTCGCCGCCTGACCGCCGGTCTTCGCGTAGCACTCGACGGTGACCTGGGCGACGTCGGTCACCAGGTCACGGGCGGGGCCGCCCGTGCGGCGCACGTACACCATGCGCGCGGGGAAGGTCGCGGGCTTCGTGCCGGTGTGGACCTTCGCCGTGGCGTAGGCGGGGCGGTTCGCGAGCTCGACCTCCAGGTACAGGCGCACGACGTCCTCGACGTCCGGGAACACGATCACCTCGGCCTCAAGCTCGGACATCGGTCACCCTCTCCCTGCGTCGATCGCGCGCGTGAGTGTCTTGTCACGGGCCTCGGCCCGCATGGCCTCGGGGCTGCCGGTGCGCACCGACGCGCGGGCGCGGGTCCTACCGACCCGCACGTCCACGTCCATGCCGTCCCCGGCGGCGTTCGCGATGGCCTCGGCGCGGCGACCGAGATCGGCCTGCACCTCAGCGGACTTGAGGATCGCCTGGAACCCGGCGGGGTTCATCTCGATGCGGACCTTGGACGCCACGTCAGCCCCGGTGGTCCACGAGGTAGACGATCACGTGGTTCAGGCGGCCGCTGATCGACCCCGACCACCGCAGCGGCTCACCATCGACCTGGTAGAGCTTCCCATCGATCCAGGCGCCCCAGTGTGCGGTCACGGGCGTCCCGGCAGGTGCGAACACCGTCCACCGGATCGTCACACCCTGACGGGCCAGGACCGCTTCCTCCGACGCTCCCGGCTGCACCTCGCAGCCCGGCACCTCGTGGTCGGTGGTGTCGTCCCAGTCGGGCACCAGCGTGCCCCGGTCATCGATCAGGGCGGGCTCGACGAACGTCACTGACTGGGTGGCGAACGCGCTGTTCACGGGCGCGGCCCCAACCGGAACCGGGACAGGATCGAGGAGCCGGCGACCGTGTCGTCATCGACGAACGTCACCGAGCGGCCGCCCATCGACTCCTGACGCACCCGGCGGTGCGCGCTGGAGGCGATCACCGGCAGCAGTTCAGGCGGGCACTGCTCGTAGCCGTGGACGACGTCGACCTCGACCGCGCCGAACCCGGACGGCCACCCGCCGCGACGGGACAGCATCCCCGCTTGTGACATGCGCCACCCGGTCAGGACGCGGGGCTCGTCACCGGTCATGTCGCGCACCTCGGACACCGACACCAGGCGCAGCGTCGGCAGGATCAGCACCGGGCCACCCGAGACGTCCAGGGTCAGGGTCTGCGTGACCTGCGGGGCGATGTGCCACCCACACTCACGCCGGACAGCCTCACTCGCGGCCGTGGCGACCGCGTGGGAGAAGGGGGCGCCAGGGAACCCGTCCAGGTCACTCGGCAGAACCAGCGGCTGCATGGCGCCCCCTCCCCGTCACTCGGACTTGTTCGCGGGCTTGCGGCCCTTGTTGGCCGGCTTCTCCGCGGACTTCTTCTCGACCTGCTTCACCTCGACAGCACCCTCGGGCTGCTCACCCTCGGGGAACTGCATGGTGTGCGGCAGGCCGCCGATCAGCACCGTGTAGACCTTCATCGCCCCTCCCGATCCGTTGCCGTGGTGAGGCGCCCGGGGCGTGCCGTGTGGGCGCGCCCCGGGCGCACCTGTCACGCCGGGGCGGTGTCGGACAGGGTCACCTTCACGAACGCGGCCGGGATGCGCACCGCCAGGGCGACACGCTCCTCGATCCGGGTCGTGATCAGGTTGTTGGTGAAGTCGTCGTCGTGCGAGTTCGTGGACTCCACCCGGACCCCACCCTTGCGGTACACCGTCGCCGCGGTGCCGAACGCACCCACGACCGCGGTCTTCGCCGCCACAGCCGGGCTGACGATCGTGCGCAGACCCCACACCGGCGGCTGCCAGTCCAGGGACCCGTTGCCGTACTGGCCGGCGAAGAACCCGCCGCCGAAGTACTGGCCGTTGGCGTCCGTCGCGAGGCGCAGGTTCTGGTAGTCGGCCGGGTTGATGATGAGCGCGTCGGCGCTCAGGCCGGTGGCCGTCTGCACCTTCGTGATCGCCCGGAACAGCGCGTCGGCGTTGTCCGTGTTGTCGGCCGCCGACTCGGTCTGGATGCCGGTCCGGTTGAGCAGGCCCTCCACGGTGGAGCCCGTGCCCGCACCGTTGAGGAGCTGGTTCTCCTCCGCGAGGGCCAGCAGGTACAGGCCCCGCTGGTTGATCTCCGAGACGAGGAACTCGGCGTCCTCGTACATCTCGTCGGAGTTCTTGAGGAACGCCGCGATCTTCTTGAGCGCGTCGGTCCGGGTCGTCGGGTCCGCGAAGTGGATCTGCGGCTTCGCGCCACCCTCAGCGACGGTGGCGAACGCACCCTCGACCGCGCCCTCCACGAGGTACGTGACAGCGTTGCTGCCCGCACCAAGGGTGCCCGTGCCGAACACGTCCGACACGACCGGGCGACGCAGACCGCGCACCACGGTGCGGTCGAACGTCGTCAGGAAGTTGCCCACCGACGACGGGATCGTGTGCGTGTCGGTGTTGGCCTTCGCGGGCGGCGACCACTCCGGAGCCGCGACCGTGGCACCGGAGATGGTCTTGACCCGCTCCAGCCCCGCCTGGCCGACCGACTTCACGAAGTGCTCACCGAGCGACCCGGCGGGCTCGTCTTCGTCCTCGTCGGCGCCCTTGCCGGCGGGCACCAGCCCGGCGACACGCGCCATCAGGGCGTCGGACTTCTCCGCCGCCTTGATCTGCTTCTCGAGTTCGTCGGCCTTGGCCAGGTGGCCGTCGACCTCCGTCTGCTCCTCGTCGGTGAACGCCCGACCCTCGGCCTTGACCCGCTCGGCGATCTCACGGGCGGCCTTGAGGGCGGCCTCACGCTGCTGCTTGAGGTTCATCCTCAGTCCCTTTCTGCGATGGAA